ATAATCAGATCTTTATACTTATCGAATCGTTTACCATTAGTTGTTAATCTAGCTATTACCCCGGGCGGTTTATTGTCTATAATAGACTGGCAAATCTCATCAAAATGGGCATGCATTGTGGGTTCCCCCCTTCCCACAATATCTAGATAATATCCATCATATGGTAAGGAGTGGCATTGATCTAATATGGTATCCATAGTATGTTTAGACATATGTAGATTTCTATTGGAGTAAACCTCAGGATTGCCCCTAGGGCAAAAAGAACATGTCCTATCACAAATCTCTGTGATATTTAGTTTGATATGCTTCATTGAGATTGAATATCCGCTAATGTATCTTCTAGTATTTCCTTAACCATAACATCTTTAGCTGAATTAATACCTCCATTTTCATACTTGTAGGCAAAAGAGAATCTATCACATTTAGTATAAGCACAATGCCACAGAACGTGTTCTTTTTCTTCTACCGATCCAAAGTAATGGTATCTAACATTCCATCCAGGTTTGTCATGAAGTGTGATGATCTCACCAGTAGATGGGTCTTTATATCTAAAGTAACCTTCTCCAGTCTCCGACCAAGTAAATAGAATCTGGTATGATGGACTATTCCAGTTAGTATGCCATGCTACAAAGCCTTCGGGTGGATACATTAAAGCCAACGCAGATGTATGAGCTCCTAATAGGGCAGCAGTTTTATTCTTAACACGCTCAACATAATCAGACCATATATCGGGCTGTTTCCTTTTAAGTTGAGGCATATTAATAGAATAATAGCTAGTAGGAAAACCTACATGAGTAGTAGGATTAATAAACTCTAGATATTCTTCTTCACAATAATATTCATTAGTTACATCTGGGACTTCTAGCCTTTCAGAAATACCATCCTCGACTCCATGATCTTCTTTGAGCTGGTAGAACTCCTTACGGAGCTCCTCCATCATATTAAGTAGTTCTTTATTTTTTAATTCAATTTCATGAGTAACCATGTTACACCTTAAATCCTGAGTAATCGCTTTGTTTATCATTATCTGGCTTAGGAGAATCATCAAAGCTTACGTTTTGTGCAGATTCTTCAACATCATACAACTTCATCTTAGATCTATCAACACCAATAACAAATCTCTTATTAGCTCCAGGATCATTATATCGGTTCTTAAGCTGTTTAACCATGATTTGTCTATTAGCTTCAAGTTCTTCTGATGATATCAAAGCAAACATAAAGTCAGCTGTAGCAGGTAGACCAAATGATTCCGAGGTATCTTCTAAACCAACATCTGAGTTACCATAACCAGAACGTGTAGTCTGAGTAGCTGTAACAATAGGAACATTAAACTCTACTGCCAGACCACGTAGTTCTTCGGCAATAGCCTTAATATATGTATAACTGTTGATCGCACCTCCCATAGATTTCATACGAGATGATGAACAAATATTAAGATAATCAATAAAGATCATTTGAGGTTCAAAGTTTTTCTTTAACTTCAACTCATTTAATAAAGCTCTGAAGTGACCAGCATGAGCAGAACCAGTAGGATATTCCTTAATGATTAACTTACCACTAGTCTTATCAGCTACGGTCTTAACTCTATCCTTTAACATATTATAAGATAAGTTCTCAAGCTGATCAATAGGTAGATCAAATAGGTTAGCATCAATACGTTCAGCAATACGTTCTTCGGCCATCTCCATAGTAATGTATAGAACGTTCTTGGATTGAGCTAAGGCCGCAGCACCCATATGACACATGAATAAAGATTTACCAACACCAGTATTATGGGATGACAATCCATTAGTATAATATCTATGATTATCATGATCAACATTGATATCTACAATAGGAACCATACTACCAGTTTTTTCAATAGTACACCGCTTGAATGTACCGTCTTGATCCAGTATATTAATAACTCCGCCCAAATTGAATATTTGTTCAGCAGATACCCACCCTATAGGAGTTTCAAATAGATGATCACAATTGCATGATACAGTTCTATTATCATCCTCAACAGTGCAAAGATATTCTTCATACATGCCTTTATCTACGAAGAAGTTTACAGGAACATATCCATCAGGTGAATCAACCTCTATTTCATAGCCTTCTTCTAAAAGTTGCTTAACATTTCCTATTTCGATTTCGGTAGCCTTCCACTCTTCCATTCAGGATTCTCCATTTTAAGATTTTTTTCTTAGACGAACATTGATTAATGTGTCAGGGGTGACGCAACCGGCTAGGCATACATTCAATGTCTTATTAGGCAATCCGCCTTTAGTAATCCTATTGAAGTAATCTAAATCAAACGGTACACGTTCTTCTTGTTC